ACCGCGCTGATCGTCGTCGCACCCGCACCGATATTCATCACCTGGATCGTCGTGCCTGTCGCATATGCCACCGACGCATTTGTCGGGATCTTAAACGTGTTGGCGCTTGCATTTGACACGGTAATAAATGCACCGGCGTCAGATGCGACGGTGACGTAAGCGGACGTGGTTTGGGCGTTGATCGAATACGTAATAACGGGAGCGGTCAAAGTCTTCGAGCTTAGGGTCTGCACCCCAGTTAGGGTCACGTCACCGGCAGACGTGGCACTAAAGAAGATCGCTACACCAGTAGAAACGAAATACAAAGTACCACCGTCATACTGACTTAACACTAGCGAACCGGCAGTAGAAACAGTCGCAGAACCGGCCACGATAGTACAAGAACCCGCGCCCTTATTGTAAATAAATAAAGTATCGCCAGCCGCAAAGAGAGAAGAATTTACAGTAATAGTAGTGGCGCTAGCGTTAGTCATTTCAATACGAGTACCCACGTCAGCAGAGACCAACGTATAGGAAGCAACCTTAGCGCTGACCGTCTGGTTATAGTCATTGGCCTGGAGCGTAGTCATTTGACTGGCGAGCAAAACCTGGGCAGTGCTAAAAGTCTGTTTAGCCATGTCTAGTATCCTATCATTAGTACGAAAGTTGGTTAGTGTCGAGAATTCCGCCAGCAAGCGGGTACGTACCATCAAGCACAAAGCTAGCGATTTCAGGCTCCATAGTCTGAATTTTAACCATCCATTTATCGGGAGTAATAGTATAAGTAAGACCACAACAGATAAGGTCTTTAGTCAGTGACGTAGTACCAGGCGCATTACGAGTAACTTGAAGGGTAATATATCTATCCATAACCAGACCGGCAATAATACGGTTAGAAGGCTGGCCTTCTGTAATATCTAAAGTTACTGACTTGATTCTCAAAATAGGGTCTTTGCGACCTGTAAGAAAATATATAGCCTGATTACCTACATCCTCAGTGCCATAATTTAATAAATCACTTCTATATAGCCAACGCTCAAAGTATCGCGCTACCGAAGTAGGGTCTTGGTAAACAGTAGCGGGAAACCCTGGCGGTACTATTTGTACCGTGTTAGAAATAAAGTCAGTATCATAAACATAAGATACATCCTGATAACTAATATTAGTTCCATCATCATTAAATAAATATGGTGTAGCTGATGACATGAGAGCAATAGCGTTACGGTCTAAGAAAACTAGATACCCGTTAGAGTCAGCATAGAAAGCGCCCACCTCTGAGTTCTCAATAGTTTTAATAGCGTTTAGTGCACTCCTATAAGTTCCAGGGTCGGCTTGGAGGCCATACAAAAGAGAACCACCGTTAATAACCGTCTGAGTCATATCCCAGCCAGTCTCATACAAAATGCCTAAAATTCTAAAACCAGTACGGATATTAACTCCACCATAGTAAGTAAGTGTAGTAATGTTTATACTATTGAGAATACTCATACCGTCCATTAAATTAACGGTAACGGATGCGGCCTCTATACCATTGGCTGGCTTATACGTCCAAGAATTCACGTAACCCTTAAACATAGTATAATTAACGCTGGCATAATCAGCCGTAATAGTAAACGGCACAAGCGGAACCAATAAACCTGTATAAGGTGAGATAGTAGACTCAGGATTCCAGTCACCCGTATAATCTGCAAAAGTTACAGTAGCCGAGCCGGTAAGAAAAAGGTCATTGACTCTATCGTAAGGTTGATCTATATAAGTATTTAATACAAGAGCAGAAATATCTACCGTAATGGTAGAAGATAATTTAACTGAAACATTTAACGTAGGCACTGTTACGCGACTCCAGCATTAACGAACCATTTAGCGCCTTGCTTTAACTTAGCGTTAGCACCATCATAAATAGCGTTTACTAAATCCTGTTGCGTTACTACTGAACCTTGAACAGTTACCTGTATGTTTTGTACCGCAGATTCAGTACCGCCAGCACGAAAACTAGGTGCGTTAATAGAAGAAGAAGCCAACGTAGGCGAAGGCGAACCTATATCTATTTGCGGTGGCGCAACATAAGAAGGACTGCTAGTAATCATTTGAGTACCAGTAGCATTAGTACTGGTAGTTGCGCCAGTACCGCCAGGTAATTTTTTTGCTATTTGATCCACTGTACCAGCTATCTTGCTAGCAGAAACATTAGCGGCATCAAAAGCCGCAGTTAAATTATTTGCATTAGTTATAGCATTTTGTATAGCAATATCAGCACCATTAGCGTAAGCAGTTAAAGCCTTCTGATTATTTTCAATGGCAAGCCTACTAGCCTCATCAACAGCGGCGGCCTTTTGCTTATTGGCCAAGTTAGCGGCCGCCACTATGTTAATAGAAGCAATATCAGTAGTAACAGTAAAGCCAGCCTTCTTAGCCATCTGGTCGGCAATAATCTGTAAAATAGTCCTGTTATCTTTAACTTCCTTAGCCTTGGCCGCCGCAAGTTTAGCCGCCGCCGCGTCAGCTATTTTTTTCATTCGTATAGCGTTAGCAAGGCGAGCGGCCGCTAAAGTATTCATTAAATAGGCTGATTTAATATCATCCTGAAAAGATCGTTCACCGCCGCTAATTTGTTTAGTAGCAGTCCTAATCGCTTTGCCTCTTTCGGCAAGTCCACTAAGTTGAGCCAAAGGAGTTTTATCGGCTTTCTTTTGTGCCTCTGTAAAGAATAGTTGGCCTTTAAGAAGATCAGAACCAATACCAACTATTTTGCCGCCAATAGTTGAACGGTCAGAATAACCTAAAGAATCAAAATACCCTTTAGTACTTTTAGTTAAGTCAGCTACACCTAGCAAAGTGTCGGACAAAGTAGTAGAAAAGTTTTCAATTCTTTTGGTTAAAGAATCAACGCTAGCGCCACCATCATTGGATAAAATCTCAAATGCTTTTACTAGACCTTCGCCTATAACTACCTTAGCTTCTTCGCTAGCAACTTTAATACGGTCAATTTTACCGGCATAAGTTTCGGCCGCTATTGCGGCCTGGCCTTGGTAGGTTTTACTTAATAAGTTTACAATTTCAGAATAACTAGCAGTGGCTAAAGTAGTTTTAGAAATAGAAACACCAAGTTTACCTAAAGCAGTGTTGTTACCTAAATATGCTTTACTTAATGCGGAAGATACGGAACCGATATCTTTCGTAGTTCCAGCGCTTATATTTAATGCAAGGTTTAATAATTTTTGTGAACCGTAAACATCACCAGTAGCCGTCACTAATTGTTGGTACGCTGGTACAAGTTCATCTTTTGTAATTCCGTTAGCCAGTTGAAGTTTAGATATAAAAGCGTCTGCCTCTTGGATAGCAAATTCAGCACCAACATTTTTTAATGTTTGGCCGAGTGAAATCATGGCTTTTTCGTTAGCCATAAAAGCATGAACCGAACTTTTACCAAACATGGCAACAGAAGTAGCGCCAAATGCGGCGAAGGCGGCCGTAGCTAAATGACTAAAGCCTCCAATAGACTTGCCTAGGTGGGTTAAAGAAGCGGTGGCCTTTTTTACGCCCCTATCGTCATATCTTGAAACTACGGGTACTACAATGCCTTGAAACATTATTTACCACCGATCGAAATGCCAGAAGTAAATTCTTTTATAGCATCATTAACAGCCATTCTTATTGCTAACACCACTTGGCCGTCGTTTCTTTCTACGGCAACATACATGGCGCGGCCAGAGTTGGGCGCTGGTGTTTTAGTTTTAGAATGTTCATTCATGCCTTTAATAAAATCTCTGCCAGCATTAGGGTTAATACTTTTGCCGCGTTGTCCTTTTTCATTTCTTCTTCCGGCAAGCTCATAAACAGCACCCGCCGCGTCAGGGTTAATAATTCCATAACGATTAACGAAACCTGAATAAGTTTTTTTGCCTCTAGAACGCGTTGGCTTAATCTGATTTTTTGCTTTGCTTGGAATAAAACGTAAACGCGTACCCCACTCGCCAGAGCCGGCTTCACCCCAGCCGCTAGGAGGCGCTGAGTCTGGCATTAAAGTCTTAGCATCTTCTGAAATAATTTTTAACTGTACGTTTATTCTTTTAGACATTTGACGCGAAAGATCGGGTGCGAATTGGCGCATAGCCTTTAAGGTTCTGTTAAGAGAAACATCATAAGATTCTTCTACCCATGCTGTCATCTTAACGCCTCCTTATGTTTTCGCGCCCGATCCTTCATATACGCCACCATAGCCCAAAAAAGAACCGGATCAAGTTCTAGTAATTCTCTAGGACTTATCCCAGTTTCGACGGCCATACCCGCGACCAAAAAGGTTACATGATCGCGGTCTAGCCATTTGGGTTATCGCCAAGAACTTCTACGGCCTTAACGCTTTTAAGCCACTCATCAAAACCCAGGGTAGTGTCTCCACTATCCTTAACGCACCTATGAAGTAACCAGTAGAGGTGTTCATTTTTTTCTTCATCTCTAAAGATTTTATGAAACCCACCTTTCATTTCACGCTCGAAGGCTACTTCTGCTGAAGGCGTGACTTGATAGGTTTTCTCTACATCATCTGTGGTTTTTAGTTTTATTTGCATAACTACCCTTCCCTTTTTTTGTTAAACTACTGCTTTGGCTATTACACCATTCACCTTAAAGGTTACGTCAATAGTAGCCAAGTCTGCAACGCCACCACTGATAGGAGTCCAAGTACCCATAAACACGGTAGCGCTAGAGTATTTAGGATTAGTAGCACTAGGCGTAGGTGAAACGCTGGTAGTGTTGGCGGCCGCACCAGTTGGAAAGCACTCTAAATAAATAGTGGGGCTACCGAGCAAGGGTTCAATAGTTTGGTTTACCAAGGCTGAAGCGTGATCCTGGTAAAATGTTACTACAAATGAATCGTTGGCAAGGCCGGCAATTCTGGAATGACCGGCCGCCCCTAGGGCAGTCGTTTCGACTTCATCATATTCGCGAACTACTTGAACTTGTGAAACTCTTGAAGAAAGGTTTACTGCGGTTGCCGAAGTAGCACCAATCTTAAAGTAAACGTCATTATTTAGAAGAACTGACATTTGATTTACTCCATTTCTTTTGTATTAGTGCTTTTTGTCGGCTCAATATGGCCGGCTTCGAGCAATAGCGTTATTTCTTCTGACGTAAATTCTTTGGCATCAAAAGTATCGCCAAAAGATTTACTGCCAAAACCTAGTTCCCCTGTTACTTTGTAGTTCATATTATTTTCCTATCCGTATATTTCTACTGAGTAGTTGTAGCCGAGATATTCAATAGCGCCTACTTGCATTTGACCTGGCGTAGCGGTAGTTACACGCAAAGTATTACAAGCACCGCCCAGGGTTTTATCTGATTCGATAGCGGCTTTAATGGAACCAGAACCAGTGCCGGTAAGTAGGCCATCTAATTTATCTTGTCCAGCGCGTTCTACCATGCGTGAAGTGATGGCATAAATTTCTACCGTTGCGCGATCTAACCCGCGACCGTCTGCAACATCAAAAAATAAACTTAATTGCCCTACCACTGCGGCTGGTACGTTTACTGCATCTGGCATAATGTCATAAGTACGTAGGCCGGTAATGGTGGCTAAGTTAGTTTTGAGTGCATCACGTACGGTAGCTGGGTTCACGCTAGAACCTCGCGGCGGTATGCGCGTACCATTTGTGTAATGTCTCTACCTACTGGACTCATGCG